AAATTGGGAATCATGCTTACACTCCCGGATTACATCAACGAGGAAATATCTGCAGATTATTCAAAGGCGGAAATTCATGCATTGAAAAATGAGATTGAAGCGGAACAGAAGATATCAGACCTTGAAGTGATGATGGAAGAAAAGGATCCCGTGCAGCAGTCGCTTCCGGAAGGATTAAAGCAGGCAGTATATCAGATGCTACATGATTATCCGAAAGAATATCTGGAGATGTATCGTGCCATGACTCTGGATGAGATTAAGGAGGCACTTACTCCAAATGGAGAGTGTTCTTATACGTTCCGGGTGCCGGGAACAGGCAAGCTGATTTTATTTGCAAAAGAAACAGGAAATATTGGAATCATCAATGTGCGAAGCGGAGATAAAGAGCATTTTGAATGGCAGCAGTTGTGGGACTGTGCAAAAGAATATTTCGCAATGGGAGAAACGGCAAAGGAAAGCTGGTCCAATGTGTTTAATGAAGCATTTCCGGAAGAGGAACAGCCAAAGGAAGAGACAAAGGAAGCACCGAAAACGAATCCGGAACCTAAGAAAGAGGTAAAGAAGGAAAGCAAAGTAAAAACACCGGTACAAAAGACAAAAGAAAAACCAAAGGCAGACAAACAGAAAGAGCCGGAACCACAACTGCCGGGACAGGACAACATTATGAATCATCCGGAATATTTACCGGACGATATGAAGGAACCGGAGGTTTTAACCGGGGAAGTGGAAGACATAGAAACCGATGAAATCAATGTGCAGCAGTCTTCGGAAGAAATTGCACCGGTGCAAGAGAATAGCACTATCAAGGGATATAAGGCAGCAGTACACGGGAGTATTAATCGTCTGGAGAAACTTTTCAATGAAGAGAAGTGGGATGATTTGATTGTGGAAGCGGAAAAAATTGCATGGAGAGTAAAACAGATTAGGGCGACAGGAGGCAGATAATGAGAATATATATTATTCATTGTCCAAAGTATGCAGAGAACTACTTTGAAAAAATAAGGGAAACAGAAAAGAGACTAATTGAGTATGGACATAGTGTATTGAATCCTCTTCCGGAAGGAGTAGAGGAAAAAGAGCCGGAGTGGGACAATATTGATTTCTTCCGTACATACGCAAACCGCATAAATTACTGCGATATGGTCTATGCAATGATTGGATGGGAAGCAACAAACTTAAGCGAACATGAGATGAAGGAGGCTATGAACCTTAAGAAGCACATCGTATTTGAACAGCTTCCAAAGTTTACATAATATGCAGAAACGAGCGAGAAAAGCAGAATTTGCAGAAAAAGAACGCAGAGCTATTAAAGAGCGTGACGAATACTGTATCTTCTGCAAAATGGGATATCACATGGAAAAGGCTACGTGGATGGACTGCAACGTGCTAAGCATAATGCACTACATCCCACGTAGTCGGAACGGACTGGGGATAGAACAGAACGGAGCTCTGGGATGTTACTATCACCACACAATGTTAGACAATGGAAATGCAGGAAGGAGAGCGGAAATGCTTGAATTATTCAGAGATTACCTCATGCAGCAGTACGAAAACTGGAATGAGGAAGATCTGGTATATGACAAGTGGAGTTTCCTAAAGAATGTATGAAAGAAGATAGTGTAAGAAATATTGTTGGACAGGTACGAACGGAAGACGTAAGTGGCCTTAAGCGAGAGGAAATAAAAGCAGCAGTGTTAAGAGAACTGTACATTGGAAACACATATATGCTGAAATCAGAAAAAACAGAAAAGACTGAGAAAATGAAGCTGGTGGAATGTAGCAAAAATGTGGCAGTTTTTGAAACAAGGAACGGAATCAAAGAGAGCTTTACGTACAGTGAGCTATATACACAGAACATTGGTTGAAACACCGGACCTGCAATGTGCAGCAGTCGAAAGAAACTAGCGAATCAATATTAATGTATCACGAAAATATTGAAAGCCATGGTTACCTGCTTCCGTGGAGGGAGCAGGGGAAAGGAGACAAGGTGGATAAAAGAGCATTTGAGAGACAACAGAAAAAAACAAGTAAAGAGATTAGTAAATATAAAGCAGAACGTAGCGTGAAAGATACAAAGTTTAAAGCAGCACGGGAGAAATTTCGCAGACCTGCATACACGGGAGGGAAGAAATAAGATGTTTACATGGATAGATATGTTATTGATAGCTATTGTGGTAGCAGCTGTGACTGCTTTTACAATATTATTTCTATTGGGTTCAAGTCTTCAGGAAAGAGAAGGACAGGCATACAGGGAGGGATACCGTAAAGGACAAGGAAACAGAACAGAGCCAAGCGCGAACGGAGATAAGATTAGAGCTATGACGGATGCAGAACTGGCGGAGAAAATATTAAGGATAGACTTAGGAGAGGCACTAGAAAAGCAGATAGCGAAGAAACCTATATGGAGTACAAGTGACTTTGCAAATATACATCATTGCCCAAGTTGTGACGGAATCGTATGGGTTGAACAACCACATTGTGGTTATTGTGGACAGAGATTAGATTGGAGAAATGAAGATGCAGAATGATTTGATTAGTAGAAGTGCTTTGATTGAAGAAATTAATGCGTGGGCGATACAGTGCAATGCCATAGATTAAATAGTTATGCTACAAGTTGTTGTTGATGTAATTGAAAGACAGCAAACAGCCTGTGACGTGGAAAAGGTTGTAACCGAGTTGAAAGAAGAAAGTTTCGACGAAGCCTTTGAACTCATTATACGTACAGAGACAGCAATAGATATTGTCCATAATGGAGGGAAGGAGTAAAAATGGAGAAATATACAGAGTATTGTGTATGCTATTATATGCCGAGGGAGAACAAAGTGTATTTTCATGATGAGGTAGAAGATAGAACTATCAGTACACAAAAAGTAAAAGATGAAACAGAGGCTGATATGGCAATGAAATCATGGGTAGATAATGCACCTAAAGGTGTAATATGTGAGATAATTTGATGTAGAAAGGCAGAGCAGAAGTTAGCAGAGATAAAGGAGGAATAAGAAGGGCAATCGTAGTAATATTGTTAATGCTTGTGGGAATTATTTTCTTTCTCGGAATGATGGGAGATAAGGAACAGGCAAATAGAAATAATTACACACGGGCATTCTGTGTGGTAGTGCAGCAGTCGCATTGTTAGTTATATTTGGATAAAAGGAGTGGTGGGATTGAACAAGAAGGTTTTAGAAGAATACATAGATGCTTGCAAACTGGTAGAGGAAACCGAAAAGGATATCCGGAACCTGGAGAAGAGACAGAACGCAGTGCAGCAGGATAGCGTACAAGCGAGTAATCCGGAATTTCCATATCAGATGACGCACGTACATATCGAAGGGATAAAGGCATCTGTAGAAAGTGATGCGAGAATCAGATATGAAAAGTCTTTGTTAGAAGTGAGAAAGAAAAAGGCGGAGCAGATAAAACTCGAGGTGCAGCAGTTGCTGAACGAAGCTCCACCAAGGATACAGCGTATTATCCGGATGAAGTACTTTGAGGGCTATTCATGGGAAAAAGTGGCAAAAGAGCTTGGAAGAAAGGCTACAGAAGATAGTGTACGAATGGAATTAGATAGATTTTTGAAAGAAAATTAAAGTTTGTTCGTTTTGTTCGATATGTTCGCTTTTTATGTGTTAATATGTAAACTGAAGAAAGTGTAAAACGAACAAAAAGAAGAAAAAAGTAGTGAGAAAGCATCAAAAGGTGCTTTCTTTTTTTGTACCATTAGCTCAGTTGGTTAGAGCAACCGACTCATAACCGGTCGGTCCCGGGTTCGAGTCCCTGATGGTACACTGCAAGAAGGGGGTGAGCCGGATGGCAAAAGGAAAATATGAACAGTGGTTGACGCCGGAAGGCTTGTCCAGATTAGGTGGATGGGCTATGGATGGTCTAACAATGGAAGAAATAGCTGAAAATATGGATATCAGCCGTAGTACATTGAATGAATGGGCGAAAAAGTATTCGGACATTTCGGACACCCTAAAAAAGAATAAGGAAATTGCTGACAGAAATGTGGAAAACTCATTGTATGAAAGAGCACTTGGCGGAATACATAAAGTCCTAAAGGCATTTAAGGTGAAAGAAACGTATTATGATTCACAGGGAAGAAAGTGCGAGAAAGAGCATATAGAGAAGCATGAAGAGGAAGTATATATACCTGGAGATACTACAGCACAGATTTTCTGGTTGAAGAACAGAAAGCCGGAAGTATGGAAAGATAAACAGATAGTCGAAGCAGAAGTCGGAACAAAGAAACTTGAGGATTTGATTAAGACATGACGTATAGTACTGATTTTCTGATCCAAAAGAGAAAAGAAATATGGAACACTAGACATGATATTGAATTTGATAAAGAGTTTCGACTTGCTGTAGCAAATGAAATCGTAAATAACAGGAGTTTGCTGTATGAGGTTATAGAATATCCAGAAAAACTCATTGAACTGGTATTTGTAGTTGTTGACAAGAAGAAAAAGACGATTCCATTCTTCTTAAACGAAGTGCAGAATGACTTCATAAGCGTCCTCAATAAATCCATAAAGGACTTTGAGAAAGGAATAATACCAGAAATATCCATTGTGATATTAAAAGGTCGTCAGCAAGGCTTCACAACGCTTATTACAGCGTATCAGCTGGCATGCTGCATAACAAACCGTAACTTCGAAGGATTTACGCTTGCGGATGAAGGAAGTAACACAGAGGCAATTTTCCAAAACAAAGCCAAATTCGTGTATAACCAGCTTCCAGATAAGTTAAAACCGACGGAGAAGTTCAATAACAGGCGTCAGCTGTTGTTTTCGAAATTGAACAGCAGCTGGTCCGTGGATACGGCCACAAAGGATGTAGGACGTTCCAGAACAATAAACTTCTTTCACGGAAGCGAGTGTGCCTTCTGGAAAGATGGGATATCACCTATTCAGGCAGGTCTGGGACAGGCATTTACACCGGATTGTATAAAAATTTATGAAAGTACCGCCAATGGTTACAATGACTACCAAAAGATGTGGGAAAGTGGAGAGCATATTCGCTGCTTCTATGGATGGTGGAGAACTCCGGAATATAGAATAAACTTTCCGGGAGAGAATGTTCGGATAGAATTTGACGAAAACATTAATACGAAATCCGGATGGATATGGGAAAGGCTGCAATGGCTTCGCGATGAAATACATCTCGAACCGGAGCAGCTTTATTGGTATTACAAAAAATTCAGAGGATACATAGACGGGGACATGATAAAGCAGGAGTATCCGTGTACACCTGAGGAAGCATTCCTTGTATCCGGAAAACCTGTATTCGATACGGAGAAACTGATAGCACGTATTGCTGTTATGGTAAGTCCGATTAAGAGAGGATATTTCACATACAGTTATGACGGAATGAAGATATCAAATATAAAATGGGTATCAGACAGGAATGGACCGATAAATATTTACAGGCTTCCAAATTCGCCGGAAGTAACAAAATACTGTATTGGAGGAGATACAGCTGGAGAAGGAAGCGATTATTTTACAGCCCATGTATTGGATGCAAAGACCGGGGAACAGGTTGCATGCCTAAAGCACCAGTATGACCCGGACCAGTACACAAGGCAGATGTATTGTCTTGGAATGTACTACAAATATGCGCTGATAGGAATTGAAACAAATTTTGATACATACCCGGTGCGTGAATTAGAGCGACTTGGTTATGATAATCAGTATGTACGAGAGAACCTGGATGACTACACAAACAAACTGGTTAAGAGCTTCGGATTTAAAACGACAGTTCTTACACGTCCAACGATTATTTCAAACCTGATAGAAATTGTAAGAGACCATACAAACCTTATAAATGACAAAGATACAGCAGATGAACTGCTGACCATAGTAAAGAACAAGAAAGGACGTATCGAGGCACCGGAAGGAATGCATGATGATCAGATGATGGGATTGGCCATAGCATATCATGTAAGGGAACAGGTAACGTTTGATGAAGAGGCAATGCAGATGAACCGACAGGATGAGTTCCATATACAGTCGGAAAAGAGCGTTAAATACGAGTATGATGATTATATAACGGTAATCTAGGAGGGAGAAATGGAAACAGTATTTATATTATTGGCAGCAGGCGCACTCAATGTAGTGTGCTTTTTGATTGGAGCAAAGGTAGGTCAGACGGTGGCAAAGGATGAACCGGTTGAGTTACCAAATTTGAATCCTATTGAAGCATATAGAGAGAACAGAGCAGAGGAAGAGTCGAAAAAAGAATCTAAACTTTTGCAGGAGCAGATAGAAACAATAGCACACAACATTGAAATTTACGATGGCACATCGAATGGCCAGAGGGATATTCCAATGTAGGAGGGTAGGAAATGGATATTAGGGAACTGGAACAGACGTCTATATGGAATCTTTATGAAAAAGGACGTAATTATCACCGTCTCACAGGCATTTACGTGGACACAGACCAAAATTACAGGATGTATAACGGAAATCAGTGGGACGGGGCAAAACTTGGCGGAATTGAGCCGGTACAGAAGAACTTTATAATGCCGATTGTGAAGTATAAGGTGGCGGTAATCCACAACAATCTGTATGCGATTAACTATTCCTCACAGAATTTTGGAAATCCGGCATTTTCCATAGAAGCAGAACGCGTATGCGAACTTTTAAATTCCTATGCCGCGCGCATATGGGAAAAGGACAAGATGGATTATAAAGGAAGACTTATTACGAAGGACGCAGCCATCAACGATGAAGGCATCTTGTACGTAAGATACGATGAAGAGAACCAGATGCCGGTCAATGAAATCATAAAGAAGAACGATGTCTATTATGGAAATGAGAATAATTCAGATATTCAGTCACAGCCATATATCGTCATTAAAAAGCGTATGCCGGTAATTAACGCAAGGGAACTGGCTCGTAGCGAGGGTGTAAGCGAAGACAAACTGGAAATGATTGTGGGTGACAACGACACCATAGAAGAGTCTGGAGAAGCTGCAAAGCAGGAAATAGACGATATGGTGACCGTGTTATACAAATTGTACAGGAAAGACGGAACCGTCAAATTTGGATGTGCTACACGGTACGTAACAATGTCAGAAGAAGTTGATACAGGACTTTCCCTTTATCCGGTGGCACATTTTAACTGGGAAGAAAAGGAAGGCTCTGCAAGAGGCGAGGGAGAAGTAAGAAGGCTGATTCCAAATCAGATTGAAGTAAATCGTACAGAAGCAAGAAGAGTGCTTTCTGTGAAGTCACAGGCGTTTCCGCAGAAGATTGCAGTTACCAGCAGAATTAAGAACCCTTCTGCATTAGAGACCATTGGTGCCACCATAAAAGTGGATGGAAATACCATAGATGATGTTAAGAAGATTGTAGGCACATTGCCACCGGCACAGATGTCATCAGATGTAAAACAGCTTCAGGATGACCTTATTAACACGTCAAGAGACCTTGCAGGAGCAGGAGATATTGCTACAGGTTCTGTTAATCCAGAGGATGCATCTGGTAGAGCGATTCTAGCGGTGCAGCAGGCGTCACAGTCTCCAATGACAGAACAGAGAGAAGCATACAAGAATTTTATCGAGGATGTGGCAAAGATTTGGCTGGAATATCTCATTGTGTATTCAAGGGAAGGCTTAAATGTTCCGGATGCGTTCACGGATCCAAAGACGGGACGGGAAGTAATGCGAATGATTCGTATTCCACAGGTAACTTTGCAGCAGTTACAGGCTACAGTAAAGGTGGATATAACACCAAAGAGCGTATATGACCGATTTGCACAGGAACGGACAATTGAAAATCTGTTAACCGGCGGATGGTTTAATGCGCAGAGGGTAGGTGAATTAGAGATATACGCAAAGACATTGGATGATGACAGCGTAGCTCCAAAGATGAAGATAATGGAAGCAGTTACTTATATCAAGGAACAGCAGCAGAGAATTGCACAGGTAGAAGCTCAGGCACAGATGATTCAGCAGAGAGTAAACCAGTTTCTGGCAGAAGGACCGGAAGCACAGGCACGTCAGATGGCAGGAGCGCAGATGGGACAAATTGCACCGGTGCAACAATTAAATAATGCTACATAGGGCATTCCGATGGAGTGCCTTTTTGTATATAGTCCAAGCATTGAAGACTTAAAAAGCACATGGAATAACTGGAAGCAAACCAAGACAAATAGGAGGATAAATCATGGAAGACGAAATCATGATGGTAGAAGAATCTACTGAAAACGAGGCGGCGACCTCAGAAGAAAACGTGGAGCAGGTGGTGACATCAGAGTCAAAGGAGCCTGAAAAGGTCTACACAGAGGAAGAGTTTAATGCGAAGTTAGACGAACTGTTAAGCAAAAAGATTGCCAGAAAAGAAGCTAAATTGCGCAAGGAATACGAACAACAGATTAGCGAAATGGAAGCGTTAATTAAGGCTGGCGCTGGCAAAGACAATGTTGAGGAAGCAATGCAGACAACACGTCAGTACTATGAGAGCAAAGGAATTAAGATTCCAACAGCTCCACAGACACAGTATTCACAGAGAGAGGCAGAGATATTAGCGCAAGCGGAAGCGAACGAAATCATTCAGGCCGGCTTAGAGGATGTCGTAGAAGAAGTAGAACGCTTAAAGAATATCGGCCTTGATAAGATGAATGCCAAGGAAAAAGCAATGTTCAAGACTCTGGCTACTCACAGGCAGAACGCAGAACGTGCAAACGAGCTGGCCGCTATCGGAGTGACCGAAGAAGTGTATAACAGTGACGATTTCAAAGCGTTTGCGAGCAAATTTGATTCCAAGACACCAATGAAAGATGTTTATGACATCTATAGCAAAATGCAACCTAAAAAAGAGATAAGACAACCGGGAAGCATGGTAAACACCGGTGGAAAGGAAACCGGAGTAAAGGAATTTTACACACCAGAAGAAGCGAGAGCCTTTACAAAAGCAGATTTCGATAAGAATCCAGCGCTATGGAAGGCAGTAAACGCATCTCAGTTGAAGTGGAAATCATAAATGCTTCCTGAATAACAGGAGGAAAAAGAAATGGCAGTATCAAATTTTATTCAGTCGATTTGGTCTAAGCACATCCAGGATGACTTAGAAAAGAAATGTAAATTAGTACAGAACTGTTTAACAACCTATCAGGGTGAGGTAAAACAGGCAGGTTCTGTAAAGATTTTAGGTGTAGGTGAGCCTACAGTAAAAACCTATGCAGGCAAAGTAGAAACGGAAGAAATGTCTGATAAGGGTCAGATGTTAAATATCGACCAGGCAAACTATTTCTCATTCTACGTGGATGATGTAAATCAGGCACAGTCTGTACCTGGTTTAGCAGAAGAATACCGTAGAAAGTCGGTACATAAGTTGGCGGTTGGCCGTGATTCTTATGTTGCTAGCCTTATCAAAGCAGCAGCAAATGTAACACCTGCATCAGACTTAACAGAAGCAACAGTAAAGACAGCTGTTGATGCAGCAATCGTAGCTCTTCGTGAAAGAGATTTTGACGAGGAAGGCGTTATTGAAATCTCACCAGCAGTTTACAACGTGTTTAAGAATTGCTTAATCACATTGTCTACTAACAACCCAGAATACATCAAGAAGGGTATCGTTGGTATGTACGACGGTTTCGAAGTAATCATGTCTAACAACATGGCGAAAGATGAAACCTACGTATACTGCTGTGTTCGTGGCAAGAAAGCAATTGCTTTTGCTGGCCAGATTAACGAAGTAGAAGCGCTTCGTGCCCAGGATAGATTTGCTGATATCGTTCGTGGACTTGATACCTTTGGTGCTAAGACTATCGATGAAGCACGTATCCAGGTTATTAAGGTACCATTGGTACAGACAGCGTAGGAGGTAAAATATGAGAGTATATGTAGCACTTCCATTTACTGCTGATGGTAAGAAGTATGATGCAAACAAGGAATACGAACTGCCGCAGGAGATTGTAAACAGAGCTTTAGCCAAGAATCCTAATATGCTCGTAGTTCTTAGTGGTGCCGCAAAAGAGGTACAAGAATTAAAAGAACAGCTTGAGGATTTGGCTAAAGTGAAAGATGTACTTATGCAGCAGCTATCTGATACAGAAGCAGAGCTTGCAAAAGCCAATGAGGAAAAAGCACAGATTGAAGCAGAGCTTACAAAAGCCAATGAGGACCTTGCAAAAGCAAAGAAAGAAATCACAAAACTTAAAAAATCCGGTGAAGAATAGTATTTTGCAAGGAAATCAAGGGAGGGGAAGAAATTCCCTTCCCTTTTCGTGATTATAGGAGTTTATCCTGTAACGACGAGAAGGGAAGAAAGGAGCCTAGAATGAGAAAATTTATTAGAAGACCCAATTTAGAAATGCTGGCCGGAATCGTGGTAAAGAAGGATACAACATTAGAGTACAAAAGTGACTACGTAGAACAGAGCGTAAAGGATTTGAAACTTCGTTCCATCACTCGTACAAAAGGAGAAGGATATGAAGCAACCTATGACATTACAGTGTTCCTAAAGGAAGGAGACGTGCTTTTGTTTGATGGAGAGGAACATGGTTATATTAAGCCAATTGAAGCCTTTGTGACTATCCCGGAGGCGATGCAGGACTACGAGAACATAATGGACCTTGATAAGGAGGTAGGAGATGATACTGAAGGAAGTAAAGAAGAACACATTGGCTCTGATTGAAGAACTAAATCCGCAGAGCGAGTATTTGACAGATGATGAAGATATAAGGGCAAAGATACACGGTATTATTAACCATATACAGTTTGAACTGGCAAGAATGAAGAAACTGCCAGAGTACGTGGAAATGGATGTGCAAGAAGGAGATGTGATTCGATTCGCGGATATAAAAGAAGCAGCAGGTGTTGACGTGTATCAAATTGATATTGTACGTGGTGTAGACCATGATTTTAAAGCAAATGGTACCATTATTAAGGCTTTAGAAGCAGGAACGCTTGAAATAGAGTTCTTCCGTTATCCAACTGTGATTAACGATGAGACAGCAGATGACTTTGAAATGGAACTGCAGCCGGACACACTTGAGATATTGCCATATGGTGTGGCAGGGGACCTTCTCAAGAGTGATGTGTCTGCAGAATATGGCAAGGTGTATTCGGATAGATATGAAACAATGTTGCAGAGATTGGATTCAAGGAATGCTATGTCAAGCATATCGTTCGCAGGAGGAGTTGATATCTAATGGGAATCGGAGATTTGGTACAAAGAGTATATGCTTCCTTTACAGGAGTGGATTTCCGGGGGGAAGAGGTAAACCTTGTAAGAAGTCCTGACAGTAAAAATGTATGGAAAGATTATAAAGAGATTGAGAGTATTCGAACACGTCCGGCAATGGAGAAGGTCGCAGAGTGTGAAACACCAGTGTGGGGCGTGTTTTTTTATGAGGTGGGAAACAGAGTAATCCAGCTCATTCATAGCGGAACGAAGCTGTATCGGTATGAAAATGAAACTATGACAGTATTGTATGAGGGTCTGGCGCCAAGGCAGAGTCAGTCATTTGTATATAACAACATCTGGTATTTCAAAGACGGAATTAATTATCTACAGTATGACGGAGATACAGTGGCAGCAGTAGAAGGATATGTGCCAACTACAACCATTGGAAGACGTCCTGCTGGCGGTGGAACAACACATGAAGATGTCAATATGCTTACAGGAGTACGTAAGAATACTTTCCTGGCAGATGGAACCAGTACGGAATACTATCTGGATGCACAGAACATTGATAACAATTACATTCCTATAGTGACCGTGGATGGCAAGAAAGTGGTACAATTTGGCGTTGATTATGCAGAAGGCAAGATTATCTTCATAGAAGCACCAAACGAGCCTTTAACGGACGGTCAGGACAACGTAGAGGTGACATTTAAGAAGTCGAAAGAAGATTATAGAGACAGAATTGATAAATGTACGTTGCTGTGCGTATTTGATAACAGGGTGTTTTTCTCAGGAAATCCAGATTATCCAAACGCATTGTGGCACTCGTCGCTTAATGAACCTACGTACGTAAGTGATACGGACTACTATGCAGAGGGACTGGATTTGGCACAGGTCAAAGGATTGGTGGCAGGGAACAACGCTTTGTGGGTGTTCAAGGAGCCAAGTCAATCAAATACAACCATTTTTTACCATAACCCTACACTTGATGGGGAGTTCGGGAAAATATATCCAAGCACACATTCAAGCATTTCAACGGGGTGCGTGGGAAAAGCGACGAACTTCAATGATGACATTGTATTCTTCTCAGACCGCGGAATGGAAGCCATACATGGAGACGTAACCACAGAACAGGCGGTAGCTCATAGAAGTATGATGATAGACCGCAAACTGATTGTAGAGAATGGTTATCAGGATATGATTCTGGAAGAGTGGGAAGGGTATCTACTGGTTATCATTGGAGACAAGATATTCCTGGCAGATAGCCGCGGAATGTTCACAAATGAGAATCATATCGAATATGAGTGGTTTTACTGGGAAATGGAACAGAAAATAACCTGTACGAGAGTGTACGAAGGAACACTTTACCTTGGAACAGCGGATGGAGTATATACGTTGACAGACTATGATAGTGCAGTGGAGAGTTACTGGACCACACCTTTGGATAAATTTAAACATCCACAGTATTTGAAGACAACAAATAAGAGAGGATGTGTAGTGGAAGCCACTGGAGACATCACACTTTCCGTAAGAACCAATAAGAGCGAGTGGGAAAACGTTGGAGAATATGCCGGGATTGTCGATTATTTTACCGCGAAAATCAAGAGAAAGAAGTTTAAGGATATTCAGCTTAGGTTTGCATCAAAAACGCGATTTAGCCTTGAAATGGCAACGCTATCGTGCCACATAGGCGGATATATCAAGAGATAGAAAGGAGTAGAAAATGGCGACAGAACCAAATTACGACATCAATTATGAAGATGAGCGATTTAAGCAGGTAGAAGCGGAAAAAAATGCAGCATTATCAAATGTGCAGAATACATATGATAATATGATTAACCAGTCTGATTCTTTCTATCAGGAGCAGCAGGCAGCAGTGGACAAGTGGAAAGATACACAGTCACAGTTGCAACAGGAGCAGACGGATTTTGCGATCGAACAGATTGAACAGCAGAAAGAACAGACGGAAAAGGAATACAAAAAGGAACAGTCCGGAGCATACACGGATTGGCAGAAAGAAAGTAATAAGTATGGTGCGAATGCTGAAGCAATGGCAAGCGCCGGGCTTATGGGCACCGGATATAGCGAAAGCTCACAGGTGGCTATGTATAATACCTACCAAAATCGTGTAGCGACAGCTAAGGCAAGTATAGAACAGGCACAAATTGCTTTAAACAATGAGATTACGGCGGCACGATTGGCAAATAACGCAGCACAGGCAGAAATAGCATTACAGGCGTATCAGCAGAAGGTAGAACTGGCATTGCAGGGCTTCCAGTATAAGAATGAACTCTTGTCAACGAAGTTAAATCAGGAATTGATAGTGAAGCAGATGTATGACAATGAATGGCAGAATGTGCTTGCACAGATGAATCAGGAAAATGCATTGGCGGAACAGGTACGCCAGTACAATGAGAGCCTTAAAGAAGAACAGAGACAGTACAATGAGAGCCTTAAAGAAGAACAGAGACAGTTTGATAAGTCTTACGATTATAAAACAATAGAATCTGATTATAAGGCTCTTTTAAAGGCACTGGAGAAAAGTGGCGTGACAGTGAATGAAAACGGAGATGTTGTTGTACCAAAGATAGAGAAAGAAGAAAAACCGACAGAACCTGTAGTGAATGATGTAAGTACAAAGCCACAAAAGAATTTTGCGTACAATAGCAAAGCAGATGTGGCGAAAAAGACGGCATCAGGAACAGTTGACGTGTTTGATGTAATGACAACGGTAGCAAAGAATAATATGTCAAAAAATAAAGCAGCAGATTACCTTGCTGATTTGGTAAATGATGGAAAATTGTCTCAAGAGCAGGCGGTTAAGTACTATAAACAGATAGCAGCAACAAAGGGATGGTGATGGCATGGGTAAAATAACAGGACAGGATATTATCAGTGGCTATCAGAATGAAAAGAAGAAGAAAAAACTAACAGGGCTGGATATCTTGAATGGGTATGAAACGAGTAAAAAATCCGGTTACTTCCAGGAGAGCCAAGGAAATGCGCTACAGACCATTGGAGGATCTGTTACGGATATTGTAACAAATGCTGGAGCAGGATTACTTGGTATGGGAGAAACGATACTGGATACAATGGCATATTTAGGACCGATGTATGAACAAGCTCAGTTTTATTCAAATGGAGTGGGATACAATTTAGAGCTTTCTAAGATGCAAGAAAATGCTTTTAGAGAGCAACAAAAAGCTGTAACAGAGTTTATAAAGCAGGATTTATATGATGAAAAAGAGATTGCGAAGGCTCTCATCAGCGACAATGTCAAGAGTCTTACCGGTATTGATTCAGAAACAATGTCTGTGTTCGGAGATAAGTCAGATTCCATAGCAGCTTCGGGCGGACAGTTGTTAGGACAGATAGGAGCAAGCGTAATAAATCCATATGCAGGGATTGCAGTAATTGGAGCATCAGCATTTGGTGGGGAAGTAGAAAATGCTTTCAATAATGGTGCTACATTCGAAGAAGCCGGTGCCAGTGGTGCTATCACAGCTGGTGGAGAAGTATTATCAGAAAAACTCTTTGGTTTCTTTGGAGCCAAGGGAATGGATAAGATTATCAATAAGACATTGGCAAACAAATTGTCAAATTCAGTGCTTAGAACCTTGGCAAAGATAGGTGTAGATGCATCTGGTGAAGGTGCAGAAGAAATCTTATCAGGTATAACAAGTGCAATTGGACAGAAACTCACCTATATGAATGAGAAAGAGATTAACGAACTTTTTACCAGCGAAGATGCACTTGATTCCTTTATCGGAGGTGCGGTACTTGGTTCCTTTGGTGGTAGTGTAGATGCAGCGAAAACAGCTATTACGGGAAAGGATATGGTAACAGGCCTTACAAAGAACGAAGATGCTGTGGTGGAAGAAATTGTCCGGGAACGCATGGAAGAGAACAAGGCAGGGCTAGGACAGGTAACATCTGATAAGGACACTAAGAAACAGTTAGAGAAATATCGTGAAGAAGCAAGAGAGATGCTTAAGAAAGGTGAAGTGTCGGTTGATGTTATTGAAAAAGCACTTGGAGGAGATGCGCTGACCAAATACAATGATTCTGTTAGCAAGTTGGAAGAATACAATAAACTTAATAAAATAAAGACCAGTGACCTCACAGGAGAGCAGACAGACCGTTTGGCAGAATTGAAGGAACAGGTAAAGGCTGGTACACTTACCGAAGATGGAAATCTCAAACTCAAGCAGCAGTTGTCAGAGCAGGTAAGTAAATTGACCGAGAATGATCAGTACATCCGTGAAAGCTACAACGAGAAGGCAAAACGTTCACAGGCATTCGAAGCAGACTTAAGCCAGTATGAGGAAAAGGCACAAGCAACCATTCAGAAGGCAATTGACAGTGGAATACTCAACAATACAAAGAAGACGCACGCATTTGTGGATATGATAGCAAAAGTATCCGCAGATAAGGGTGTCTCTTTTGATTTTACAAACAATGAGAAATTGAAAGAGTCAGGATTTGCTTTAGAAGGAAAAACTGTAAACGGATACGCTAAGGATGGCAGCATAACGCTGAATATAAATTCTGCAAAAGCCTTGAATAAGGTTGTTGGCCACGAGATTACCCATGTACTGGAAGGTACAGACCTCTACGATACGCTTCAGAAGACCATTATCGATTATGCAAAGTCCAAAGGTGATTATGATGCCAGAATGAAGTCTTTAACGGAACTCTACAAGGATATCAAAGATGCAGATATCAATGCGGAACTGACGGCAGACCTTGTAGGCGATTACCTTTTCAGTGATCCGGATTTCGTAAACAGATTGTTCACAGAACAGCCGAGTATCTTCAAGAAGATATATGACGAAATCAAATATCTGGTAAAAACGGCCACAGCAGGAAGCAAGGAAGCAAAGCAGTTGTTGGAAGTTCAGAGAACATTTGAGAAGGCGTATAAGGAAAGTACGAAAAATACTTCTACAGATGTGAAATATTCTCTTATGGAGTTTACAGAGGATGGAAGGAGATACGTACAGATAGACCAAGAACAGGACCGTTTCAAAGGGCGTGCCAAGAACGAATATCCGCAAATTGCAAAAGAGATTATTAATGATAAATTCAATGGGAAAGTCATTGGAATTGATAATAAGATGTTTGTGAATGGACAGGGGAGAAATGAATTTGCAAATCCGGTCAAACATATTGAAGGCAAAATATATGAAGCTAAAATGAGGACTGCTGGAGAATTAGATAATTTGCTAGATGCAGGAACAAATTATAGAAATGAACTAGATGGAAGGGATGGACATACACATCCGGATGTTGTTGATGGGTTTGACTATTTTGATACTTTATTTAAGATTGGGGACAATTATTATGAGGCTGTTATAAATATTAAGAACGTTGCAAAAGGAAAATTATTCAAAGATGTTACAAAAATAAAAGATGTTACACAGGACGTAATGAGCTCATACGGACAAAATCCGAAGTCTCAATTCCTGAGAACATCTTCTATAGATAGTATACCACAAAGAAGTAAAAATACAAGAGATAATATTCGATATTCTGTGAGCGAGGAGGTAAAACAAGCAGAAAACTATTTTGGTACAACGTATAAAATCAGCGAAGCAGGATATTTATTAACAGATGGAAAACTTCTTGATTTAAGCGGAAGACACGAAGGGGGAAATGGAGGCTATAGAGCAGTAGACCACAGAGATATTATTGATGCATTTGAAGGGAATTATGGAGACGGATCTTATAGTGGTGGAATGATAAAGTTTATGAAAGATGGCAATATAAGATTAAGTCCAGAAAGTGGTGGAATAAATATTGCCGTCAAACCGAACAAAGAGCAGTTATCAACGCTAGACAGATATATAACAAGTTTTAGGGGAGAAGTAACTCTTGATATTGATGATGCAAATGGAAATACAATCGTAAGTGTAGAGTATCCTAGTCGAACATATTCAAAGAGAATTATAAATGATATTATCAATTATTTCGACAATGGAGTTATTCCAGAGAAACCTTCATCACTAGGACAGTTCCGTTATTCATTGGGTAAACAAAACAATGCACAAGAAGGAAACGATAATGTATACGGAAAAGACATAGCCTTAGACATACCAATCCGGAATGATATTGCACCAGTGCAAGAGGATAGAGGTTCAACGGTACAGCAACAGTTATTGAATAATTTGGATAAACTGAATCAAATGCAGGTTGTAGCTCAAGCATCTACGGTAGAGGGGATGGAAAACTGGAGCAAGAAAGACATCGTTGAATGGACAATGAAACAATTAGAATCCACTGGATACGAAATAGAGCGTGAAGGTTTTGGAAAAATACGTTTTGGAAAGAAGCAGATCAAACAGAGTATGAGCTATATGAGTATGGAAGATATGGAGACATATGTACATTCTCTTATGCCAGAAGTGCTTAAAAATGGTATTGAGATTGAAAGCAGGGATAATCATAAAGGCCGTGAATATGGTACCAAAACTTTTGCAGCACCAGTTGAGATAAATGGAGAACGAGGGAATATGGCAGTTGTTGTTAAGAAGACAACTGATAATTTCTACAAGGTGCATAGAATCATTACTCCGGATGGACAAGTTTTTAAATTTGAGAAAAAAAATAAAACAGTACTGCCTCACGATGGGGGAGTCACTGTTAACAGTTCTCTTGCCACATCAACCAGTACTGCTTCTAATATTATTTTACCACAGCCTTCAGAAAATACAACACCTGATTTGAATTTACCACTTCCAGATACTTATCCAACCAAACCGGTGGAGACGGTGAAGGAAAGAAATGCTGCAAAGTTAAGAGAACTGAATCACAAAGTAGAAACGGAACGTAAATTGCAGAAAGAGACACATAATAACTTTAATAAGCAGATTGCAGAGATTCAGTCGGCAATGGATAAGGTAGAAGAACTTCGAAAAGATGCGGTAGCAGATTTCAAGAAAAAGACATATGCTTTGCAAACGGAATATGATGCGAAGGAGAATAAGACTACGAAAGCTGCTAATGAGTTGCTCCAAAAAATCGAGAGACTGAACGCTAAGCAGAAGGAAGTAGATATATCTTATGAGAATCAGTTGCTGGATATGAAACACAAAATAGAAGACATTATTGTTAAGAGAAACAACAATGATGCAAGCTATGAGAAACGAATCAGCGATACGGAAGCTCGCATTAAGAAGATGAACACCAAGGAGTTCAAAACTGCAGAACAGAGAATGACAAAACAGCAAGAGTATCGAAAACTGATATCTGACCTGATTGGCAATACAACTAAGTGGATAGATAAGAAAATGGGACTTTCTTATTCAACAAAAACACTTAGACGAAACCTAAGAGATATTGTCAGGGATGAGAATGGTAATCCGGATTATGCTAGAGCGGACATGATATATGATGAACTGCAAGGAAAATACAATCACAATGAAGCTCTTCTAAATCGTGAAGCAAACGAGATAAAGAAAGCCTTCCGTAAATTGAAATTGACCAAGGAAGAAGATATCTATGTACAGATGCTTGGTGAATATCGATATAATCCAGATACCACAATCCTGGAAAAGGATATGACAGAGTTCTTTGAGAAGAACAAAGGCAAAATTGATGAAGAGAAGGTTGATAAGGCTATAGAGAGTGCGAGAAAACTCTATGATAGTCTTTTTTTACGCGTCAATGATGTTCTTAGGGAACAGGGGATGAAAGAACTGGAATATCGCGAAGGATATTTTCCACACTTTACAGAGGATGAACAGAGCTGGTTAGCACGGCTTTTAAATTGGAAAACAAAGAAGAACGATATCCCAACAGATATTGCTGGTATCACAGAAGAGTTTAATCCAAATAGAAGCTGGCAGTCATTCAATAAACACAGAACCGGAGACTCGACGGATTATAGTTTCAGCAAAGGTCTTGATACATATGTACAGGGCGCACTCGATTGGATATACCACATTGAGGATATTCAGAAGAGACGAGCTCTTGAAAATGAAATACGATACCGCCACAGTGAACAAGGCATACAGGATAAGGTGCAGCAGGTTTTTGATAACGAGAATTACGATGCGGATGAGATGCAGGCACAGATTGATGCGATCTATGCAGAGGCGGACAACCCGCTTAATAACTTTATCACAGACTTTAGAACTGGAACAAATATCTTGGCTGGCAAGAAAAATTCTATGGACCGTGGATTAGAGCAGATGACCAACAGGCACATTTATTCTACTATGACGAATCTGTCAAATAGAGTAACGGCCAATATGGTGGGTGGAAGTATTTCGTCAGCATTGACAAATTTCATTCCTATTACACAGTCCTGGGGCGAGGTATCACCGATAAGCTCTCTTAAAGCTATGAAGGACACCATCAGATCTGCGATTCAGGATGATGGCATGGTAGATAAGTCAGATTTCTTAACCAATCGATTAAGAAAGAATGATAATCTATACAAGAACGGATGGGATAAAGCTGCTGAAAAGGTCGGTATTATGATGGAAATAGCAGATGGTTTTACATCACAGACCGTATGGCGCTCTAAGTATTTAGAGAATATTGCTAACGGAATGAGTGAAAGTGCTGCCATTAAGAATGCGGACCAATTTGCAGAGAACGTTATCGCCGGAAGAAGTCGAGGAAATATGCCTACCATATTTGATGCAAAAAATCCTCTATTTAAGGTATTTACAGCATTCCAGTTGGAAGTAAATAACCAATATCAGTATATGTTTGAGGATTTACCAAAAGATATAAAGAACAAGACGACAGGAAATATGATTAAGGCATATGGAACGATGTTTTTAGGAGCATATTTCTATAATGCTGTGTATTCTGCAATGACAGGAAGAGACGTGGCTTTTGACCCGATTGGAATGGTTGAGGAACTGTTAAAGGATTTAGGATGGTTCGGAGAGGATGAAGAGGAAGAGCCTGTAGATGCGTTGTTAGGTCTTATGGATTCTGCAATGGGTCAAACACCATTCGTAAGCGGACTGTGGGGTGGCGGTAGAATTCCTCTAGCATCTGCGCTGCCATATGAAGGTATCAAAGAGTTGTTCACGGAATTACCGGCAGATATTGCAGCAGGAGACACGGCAAATATTATCAATGAGATGACCAATCCATTGTATTATTTGTTATCTCCGGTTGGAGGTGGTGGACAGATTCGAAAAACTATCCAAGGGTTGTCGATGTTTACGCCAGATAAGGAAGTCAAAGGTTCCTATACTACTGGTGGACGCTTGAGATATGAAGTGGAGCAGACACCTCTTAGCATGCTTCAGGCATCACTCTTTGGACAGTGGGCGAATGAGAATGCGGTAGACTACATTGACAAGGGTAGAACACCGCTTACTCCATCTCAGCTAGAAGAGTTTGCTAAAGTTGATATGCCAATGAAGGATTACTGGAAATATCGAGAGGAATTGAAAGGTCTAGAGAAAAACACAGAAAAGGCAGACTACATAGCGAACCTTGATTTATCTACAGAGCAGAAGAATATCTTAATCAACAATGTGTATGATAGAAATACACCAATAGACCTTACTGGATACGAGGACTATGGTAATTTTGAAGAGTTTGATTTTGCTATGAGAGAGCCGGAGAAATACACATTAGTCAAACCATTAGGTGGTTGGGATTCCTACCGGAAATACACAGAAGCGTTAAAGGGTATCGAAGGAGATAAGAATGAGGATGGAGAAACCATAAACGGAAGTATCAAGAAGAACCTCATTAATGCGCTGAATGATATGGATATTGAATATGGCCAGAAACTGTTGTTGTTTAAGAGTAAATACAAAGAAGATGATAGTTATAATCTAGAGATTATAAACTATCTGAACGAAAGAGAGGATATTACTGCAGAAGAGATGCGTAAGATTCTGGAGGCTTTGGATTTTACAGTGGATGCCAACGGTAAAATAACCTGGTAGAAAGGAGAGTGGAAAATGAGAAGTAAACAGGACGGAGCAAGACCTCGTCAGGCGGAAGACCTGCTCCCTTTGATTCTGGGAGTGCAAAAAGCGCAAAAGAATCTTGAGGTTGGACTGACAAAAACAAATACTTCGGTAGAAGATTTTGTGAAAGCTGTAGTAGGCGACATCAAAAATCTGGAAAGCCAGATTGACGGTGTGATTGGTACCTACTACTACGAAGGAGAGCCTAGTCTTGAGAATATTCCAGCATCAGAGTGGACCACGGACGAGGAAAAGGCAGAGCATATCAACGATTGGTATTACGATAAGGATACAGGATATGCGTATAAGTTCGTACAGAACGAAGACGGAACTTACGGATGGGAACTTGCGGAAGATCCTAGAATAGCAGAAGCACTTGCAATTGCCAATGCAGCACAAGAAACCGCAGATGGCAAGATGCAAGTGTTTACCAAAACACCTACACCGCCATATGATGTAGGAGACCTTCTGATATTAAACGAAGAACTGTATAGATGCGTTAATGCGAAAGCCCTCGGTGAGAAATACGCCGAGGGCGACTTCATTATAGCAACAAAATATACGGATGACACAAGAGCGGAGGAAGTAGCAGAGGAATTAGCAAAACAGATATTAAGAGTAGATTATCTGTATGCAAGTTATGCAACATTTGATTCATTTGAAGCTCTTTCCGGCCGTGTAGGAACTTTGGAAGCAAATCAACTTACGGTTAGTTCATTAGATGCTAGATATGCTACCATTGAGAATTTAAATGCAGCTACTGCTAGGATTGGTACACTGGAAGCTAATCAACTTACGGTTAGTGGATTAAAAGCAAACTTTGCAGATATTGCATTATCAAATGTTGCTGTAGAGAACGTTGGTAAGTTATTTGCTGATGTTGGATTAATAACTAGTGCTACAATTCAAAATGGACATATAACAGGTTATTTGGATTCTGTAGAAGTTAACGCAAATAGCATTACAGCCGGAACTTTATCGGTTGATAGACTTATATTCCGGGGAACAGACAAATCTATTGTTTACGAGCTGAACAATATCACAGGCGCTTTACAAGCTGTTCAGAGCGACACGCTTAACGGGGAAATCCTAACAGATAGAAGTATTACTGTGGATAAGATAGTTGCTAAAAGTATCACAGCAAACGAAATAGCAGCCGGTACTATTACAGCTACAGAGCTGAATGTATCAAACATATTCAGTAATTCAGCAGTAATCAACACGTTAACTGCTCAGGAAGCGTTCATTAATGCCATATCGACAAACAGTATTGTTGTAGGAGCTAGCAATGATGCAGCGAGTGCTTTAGCGACAGCCAACGCGGCTAACAGTAACGCGGCAAACGCACTAGCCGGGGCGAACAGTTCCGTTAAGTCAATAACAATACATTATCTGGCTACAAGTGCTTCTAGCGGTGTAACAACTTCAACGAGTGGATGGACGACTACTCCGCAGGAAATTACCAGTACGAATAAGTATCTCTGGACATACCAAACGATTACGACGGTATCCGGGTCAACTACGAATACGACCCCGGTGATAAGCGGTGTTTATGGAAATACAGGTGCAACAGGCGCTACTGGTGCAACTGGACCGCAAGGACCTACCGGCGCAACAGGCGCTACTGGACCGCAAGGACCTACCGGCGCAACAGGCGCTACAGGTGCCACTGGACCGCAAGGGCCTACTGGAGCAACTGGTGCTACTGGAACAGGAGTATCCAAGGTTATTCCATTATATTACCTTAAGTCAAATACGACAGCTCCAAGTGCGCCAACATCAGCTGTAACGAGTACTAGTACTGGAACAGGAGTATGGACAACGGCTGTTCCATTGTACGTAAGCGGATATACATACTTCACCTGTACCCAGACGTTGTACACTTCCGGGGCATATGGTTGGAGTACTGTTGTCGCAGATAATGCACTTACGAATGCTAACAGCAATGCTTACACAGCTAATTCAGCGATATCCGCTTGGTGTTACAACAATAACACCACTTATATTAACGGTGGTAAGATTTATACCGGTACCATTACGGCTACTCAGATTGCTGCTGGAACTATTACGGCTGATAAGATAGCGGCCGGCACTATCACCGCAGATAAGATTGATATTAAAGATTTGTTCTCGAAGAATATTACAGCTACGAACATGGCAATAACCGGGGGTACGATACAGTTGATTGATAGCGATGAAGGAACAAACCCTCTTATCTATATCTATAGCGGTACAACTGGTGGCGGTAGTGGGATTAATTCAACTTGCTTTTATACGTATAATAACGATAGTCAAACAGGCGCTGATGAAAGAACAGTAGTAACGCCAACGTCAATTAAAATGGGAACGCATCAATACGACTCTTCGACTAGAAAATGGTCCGTAAACGCCGAGAAAGGAGTAGAAATATTATGTTCAGATATTGCTAGTTATGGAATTCATACAGCTATATCGTTAAAAAACTATACTGGTTCTGGCGGAATATTTCTATATACTTTTAATGAAGAGTTCCCAGCTAGTGAAATACCAGTAGTCAGAGTTACAAATTACGACTATTCAGAATACGTAGAGGTGAGGGCGAACCTGATTAAAGCATCGGACGATTTAGAAATAAGTGCTAGTACAATCAAATTGACGGGCGAAGTAACAGCAAGTTCCGTTAAAACAACCAGTGGTGCAAATTTAGATACAATAAATAATGAATTGCCAATTAAA